CGTGTCTTCGGACAGTGAAATGTGTCTAACATAAACTGTGGGAATGTAGTATTGACTTCTTCACCAATTGTATCATATAGTTGAATAACTGTTTCTCTAGTCCAAGGAATCTTTCCGGCATCGATATCTTTCTTCAATGTACTATATGCTGAAAAATAACACGAGTCAGTATCGCCGTAGATAACAGCTTTACCCCTATAGTCATATTCTCCTGTTACAATTTCATTTACTTTACTAGCCATGTGTCGAACAATCTGTCGACCAGTTAGTGTAGTCGACTGCCCAATTCGTTTATCAAAGAATCTGCAACCACTGTTAAGAATAGCACCATACAAACTGTTAAGATTAATTTTTTTAACAAGTTGGCGTTTGTCCCAATATTCTTCTTCGACTTTGTTACCTGCTTTGATTGCTTCTTTAAGTTTAGCCTGCATTTCTTTACGTTCAGCATACCAACGCTTTAACAGTCCAGGAATGATACCTTCTTTTTCGTAGGTAAAGATCGTACCGTTAGCACTAAGCATCCAGGGTTGGTTACTTTCAAAAATAAGCCTGTATACTTCGGCGGCACTGAGTACATCGCTTTCTCCGTTTTCCCAGTCAATAGTAATATCTGTACCAATCTCTTGATCCATAACAGCAGTATATTCTAATGATCCAAATACGCCTTCCCAGGCAGCCGCAAATGATTTATTTTTGGCCATTTGTGTTTCGATATATTCTTCAGTTAGTGTTTGACGCAACTGTCCAACAATAGTTTCTGGCCCCATGTTAAGCGCACGAATAGCACTAGGATACAGACTGTTAATATCTAGTGAGCCGATCCAGTCATGGATTCCTTCTTTAGGATAAGCAACATACGCACCAGCGGCCGCTGTATTCTCATCCCTATCGTCTTTCTTAATTCGGTTAGGCACTTGAAAGCCTCTGCGATGTGCTTCGTTAATAATCGCCTGTTCAGTTACAGCTACCGCACCCATTGTTGTCTGTAGCAATACTGTGTTTTCATGCGCCAGTGTATTGGCGAGATCCATAAACTTTAACTTTTTGTCTAAGTTATCAAGAAGTTTACAGTCATTAATGTTATATTCTACGAATGTACGGAAGTCATTGTTATACAACTGATCCAACGTGCCTTCGTATTGTGTTTTACGTTCACCTAATTCATATTCGGCAATAGCATCCAGTCGATAACTATGACGTTCTTCATATGTATACTTACGATACAGTTCAAGATAATCTAAGTGTACACGACCAACATAGTCGTAAGTTGTTGCAGTACGACCGTATTTTTCATATTCACGTTTCTTTGGCAGTTGATCAAACAAACAGAAACGTCTTGTATCTTCTTTGCTTAAGACTTTAATAACACGGTTAGTTGTATATGGAATATCAAAGCCTTCACTATTCCATCCGCTAATAACGTCTGCATCTTTAATTAGATCCAAGAACATATCTAACAAGTCTGCTTCGTTGTCAAACAAGTAGGTGTTGGGAAAATCTTTTACCATTTCCTTAGCATCCGCCATCTTAAGACCTTTAGGCGGGATAGCCAAACATACCATAGTCTCTAGCCATTGTAGGTAGACAGCAATAGCAGTAATTGGCATGAACGCATCGTCTGGACTTGCATAGCCACGTTCTGGATCAAAGTCTACCTCAATATCGAAAAACGCTACATTTAGTTTAGGAGCATCTTGATTTAAGTAGTGTTCGCTTAGTGTTACAAAGATTGGATTAATGTCCGATTCAAACATTTCCTTGCCACTGTTAATGGCTTGCTCTTTGCGTAGTTCTTTTGTGTTTTTACAGACAATGCGTGTAACAGCATCTCCATAAATTGATTGAAATTTGCCGCGAGGGTCTTTAACATAGAACGTGTGTTTGACGGGTATGTCACGAAACTCACGCTCACCTTTCTTGTTGCGTTCAACCACTTTAATAATATCATTCTCGCGGTCAAACCATGCGTCTACATAAGACATAAATTTTATTCTCCATGCAATTTAGGGCTTGCAAATACCTTCGTGCGGTTTATGGCCCGCCGACCTTTCTTATTATAACACTATTAGATACGTTTTGTAATATCCAAAATTGCTTCAATTTCTTCCCAATCTTCATTGTGAGCCGCCCAGTCGCCTTTATGTGCGATTTTGATTGCTTTGTTAATGATACTTGGTTTAATTTGTAATTCTTCGGCAACTGCCTTAACAGTTTCCTTTAAGCCTTCTTGTAAATCTTCTACTTCACGAAGTACTGTAGAGCCTTCGCTAATTAATCTTTCTAGTTTTGCCTTTTCTTCGGGACCATATGAACGACCTGACATGTTATCTCCTTAATTACATTGCCTATTATATACTACTTATTTTATAAACTCAACCTTTAGAGGTGGAAATGGCAGAAATTAATCTGCCATTTATTTGATTAACCGCGAGCTATTTTGAGCCAGCGAGCTAATTCTGCTTCTGCACTTTCTGGTGTTAATGATTTACCGCTAGCATCATATGTTACACCTGATTTATCATTGTATATTGTATTGCCTTTTGCATCTTTGCCTGTTGTAGGAGCACCGGCAACAGCATTCATTGATTTTTGAACAGCATCAGGAATGTTAGATTTTTGGAAATCTTTAACAGCATCTTGAGCAACTTTGTTAAGATCGCCCATTGGGTTAGTTGTTCCTGTCGGGCTAGCAGATTGAGAACCTGTATCGTTTTTAGCATCGGCAGCCAATTGTAGTGGATTAGCTTTGGTAACTTTATCCAATACAACTTGTGCATGACCAGTTGCTTTAATCCACTCAGGATCGTCACCCCAGTCGTGACTCATAATTTCTTTAATTTGTGCAATTAATGCTTCTTGCCCTTGACCGGCATTGTCAGTTGGTTTACTATCTGGTGTAGTATTTGGTGTAGCATCTGGAGTTGTTGTGGTTCCTGTTTCTGAACCACTTCCGCCTGTACCGCCGCCTCCACCTGTTGGAGTTGCAGGCTCGTCTCCTTTTAGTGCATTGTAAGCCAACGCACCAGCACCAACAGCACCGCCTGCGGCTAGTGCCGCTTTACCTGGATTCATATGAATTTTTTGACCAAGAGTGTTTGCCATTCCTTGGGCTTTAGTTACTTTTGCAGTATCTAAACCTAAGTTTTTAATTTGTGACGGACTTAATACTTTCTTTCCAGCCGCAGTTCTTGCCGCTTGCATGGCTGCAATCTCGTCAGCGGTCTTAGCAGTTCCTTGTTGAGCCTTACCAGCTAAACCGCCCGCAAAATTCTTTGCTATACCTTTGGCACCTTTCCAAGCAGAACTACCTAATTCTCCCCAATTAACTTCACTGAGAATATTTTCATCTGTAATTACTTCGCCTTGTTCGCCGACAACAGTACCGTTTTCTAGTAACCATACACGATAGTCAGTATCTTCTTCTAAACGCCATTGTCCACTTTCAATCATTGTTAATTTATTTTGCAATGATTTGATATCTTCTGCTACAGTCGGTGCTGTAGGTTTTAAGCCCATCTTAGCCAATACTGCTGTAGTTTTAGGACCAATTTTACCATCTGGAGTTAGGCCATTAGCTGATTGGAACGCTTTAATTTCATCTGGTGTTGTTGGATATTTGCTTGGATCGTACCCTAGTGTTTTTGTATCAGATGCTTGTTTAAGTTTATCAACACCGGCTTGTGCGGCAAGGTTAGTACCTAATGCTACACCGCCACGTGCTAGTTTAGCGGCTGTGCTTGCACCTTTGATCAGTCCACCTGCAATAGCACCACCAGGAACTGGTACAGCAATCGACCCTGCTACATTACCAGCACCATACAGCCATGGACTGCGTTGTTCAGCTTCTTTACTTGCGGCAGTTTGTTTTGCCAACTCATCTTTGTATGTGCCACCACCAAATGCGCTCTTAACACCAGCGGCAATATTATCGCCAGTACCTAAGGTTACACCATTCCAAGCACCGCGACCAAAGTCTCCAGCATCTTTGCCTAACTGGTCCATGCTGTATTCGTCTAGTTGTTCATCTTCAAAATCATAGCCAAAACTTTCTGTTAATTCTTTTGCTAGACTTTCTTGCATTGCATTAACACCCATGCCACCTAATGCGGCACCTGTTAATCCGCCTAATGCGGCACCCTTCCAACCACCAAATTTCTTACCTAATGCCGCACCAGCCGCACCGCCAGCCGCCATACCAGCACCTATACCTGCTTTTTGTCCAAGTGTTTTTTCTGGTTCAGTTTTTGTAGGTGTTGTTGTAGTTGTAGTGGTGCCTGTTTCGGAACCACTTTGTCCTGTTGTGCCTTTTTCTAATTCGCTGACTAGTGTGTTTAATTTTGCAATATCTTCTGCTGGGCCTTTATCTTGTCCAGGCTTGTTAGGAGTTGGTCCAGGAGTCGGAGCAGGAGTAGGTTTGTCCATCAACTTACCTTTGTTAGGTGCTCTGTATAGAATAGGATTAGTACTTGCATCACCACTGATATCTGGTGCCCCAGGTCGTGTTCCGCCTTTATCATCGGAAACAGGTCTAGTTAACCATTCTTGATCAGCTGGAGTCAGCTGAGCAAATTTTTCAGCATTTGGTCCAGTATAAGGATTACCGTACGGCATCGGCTTGCCAGCATCTGCTTCTGAAATCGCATCTAATTTTTCCATTAAGTCTTTTAAGTTCATTTTACTATCCTCTTATTCCTTTGGAACACAGTTAGGAACTGTTCGTCCGTTTTTCTTTTTAGTCCCCACTGGTTTGTAACCGTCCCAGCAAGGGTTTGAATTTTTTAATGTACGCTTCTTAGCATTAGCTTCTTTGATACTATTACCTTCGCCTATTTCTTTAGGTATGTTGTGACTTCTGCGGCCACCTTGCTTACGTATCTTTGCTAGCTCTTCTATGCCGTGACGTATTTGTTCTATATTCATTGCTAGTTCTGGAAAATGTCTAGCAATACTTTCCCATACAATTAAATCACTGCTTTCTGCTTTTTGTGCAAGTTCTCTTAGCTGTCCACGGGCTCGCATAATACGTGCTTCAATACTAGCAGGATTTACACCTTGATGGCTGTGAATAGTACTTGCAGTTGGTTGATCCTTGTCAAAGTCTAATGGAGATTCTGCTACATTACTTTGTAATCCAGGACCTCCAGGTCCAGGTTTAAATCCCGCACTATGACCTGGAATTTCATTTTCTGAAATTTTAGATTCTTTCATCAATACACGTTCAGCAATAACACTGGCATATTGATTAATCAACTGACGTTTTTGAATTTGTTCTTCGACTTGCTCTTGTTCAACTTCTTGAAAAAATTTATTAAGCAATGTAGGTTTACGTTCTACAATGGGAACAGGTTCTTCTTTTTGATAGTGTTGCATTGCCATTTGTACTGGCAAACTAACTTTATGAGGATTAGCTCCTTCAGTAACAACCTGAAGGAACTTTTTCATATTATTAGCACCTTCTACAGGCTTTGTAGAGACGCCATCCATTGCCTGTAAAATGCGCTTCATGTCCATGGAATATTATCCCAATAGACGTTGTGTCAATGCACGGATTTGATCGACTTCGCGTGATTCAGCAACTATTGGCTTTTCAGCACGATTTAAACGTCCTGTAAGTTCGCGCATACGATCTGTTTCGCTAATTGGATCTTTTGATGAACCGGCTGGCTTAGGCATCATGGCGCCCAACTTTTTAGCTTCCTCGGCATCCTTGGCACCTGATGGATTTGGAACTGGTACCAAATTCTCATCAGTCATTTTTTCTTTCTTTTTCTTTTCAGCTAGATATGCAGTAGTTTCTTTGATGTTCTTCCACATAGCGGCAGCGGCAATTTTCTCACCTTTCTTACCACCACCAGCAGCCTTGGC